ATAATCATGTTTTCTATAAATTGGTATATATTCCAATGAAACTAAATTCTAAAATCTAGCTTTTATATTCGAATCTTCTGTAGGTAAGTTATCAGTATAAACTCTTGATGGTACATCCCAATTTTCCGTTCCTAATTCTCCAAAACCATTTAATACTAAATTACTCGCTGCACCCCATCCGTTTCTATTTAATGGATAATGTAAAATTAATCCTTTACTAATCTATTTAACCTGCTTGTCAGATAAAGCATGATTATAAACTCTTACATCATTTATATAGCCTTTAAAAAAATAATTAGCACCACCTACTCCGCCAGTAGCTGAATTACTTCTTGCGCCAATTGTTATAAACTTTGAACTTGAATTTGATTGAGCACCTGTAACAGTAAGAATTTTCTATCCATTTAAATATAAAAAATAACTTGTTTCAGTTACAACAGCTACAATATGATACCATATATTATTTTCTAATGAAATATTTAAATTATGATTTTGACCTCCATGCCAAATACTTAATTTACAATTATATATACCAAAACCAATTTTATGTCCTGAACCTCCACCGGTTGCAGTATTATAAGAAAATATATACTGAGTAGTACTACTGGTCATTGCTTCACCTTTTACCCAAGCGCAAGCAGATAATGGATAATTAAAACTTACTGAAGGAAAAGAAATTCTTGCATCTGTTCCATTAAAGTAATAACACTTACCAATCTTTCCCTCGTCATTAATTGTAGCATTACTGTTTGTAGCTATTATATTACTAATACCTTGATTATTAATGTTACCATTAAGAGGTAACCAAATTTGTAAACTCATTTAGCTACCTCCTAATTAACTTGAACTTCCAGTAAACGTTTGTGCAGCAGCAGTTGCTGCTGTATAACCAGTCCACGCCTTAATAACAGAACTTCTTCCAGGTAAAGTAACCGCGGTTGGTGTATTAGCAGTACCAGCTGTATAAAACCCACTCTGAATTGCGGCTGGAGTAAAACTGTCTGCCGCATGCGTTGGCAACGTTCCTTGTCCAAATGTAATTTTTAATTTTTTAGTATCAGTAGTATCCATAGCAAAAGTTAAAGTAGGTAACGTTCCTTGACTAAAAGTGCCTCTTGTATAACTACCACCGCTAAATTTACTGGTATCAATTACAGTTGGAGTATTTGGCGTACCAGCAGTCACACTACCCGCACTTGTCATAGAATACACATCTGTTGTACTAGGCGTGATAGTAACTGTGGATGCTGCATTTGATCCGCCTGTTAATACTACTTTGCTATTAGAATATAATTTCCCATCAGTACCAACATAGGCGGTATCTTGCGAGTACGTCTGTGGATTAGCAGCTTGAGTTTCTGCTCCAATTAAAAATAATTTCTTTGACGAATCGGTTGAACCAGCCGTATTCTTTGTATCATTATCTGTTTCAGGAATTCCTAATCCTGTAATATCGCTTTTTGTAACTGCAGTTACAGATGCTATATGACCATGTGAAGTTGTTGCAATTTTATATAAACCGCTTGTTTTAGCAGTTGTTAATCTATTCGCATCTGTAGCATGAGTATATGCAGTATTCCCATAATCTCCTCTATAAGCCGTAGAGCTTGTAGTCCCAAGAGCTAATGATGGACTAATTTCAACATAGGCGCTACCGCCCCATCTCCAAGTTAAATTAGTTGATGTATCAACATAAATTTTTCCCGTTTCTCCTGTCGCGGGGAAAGAAGACTTCGCACTATATTCCAAAACGTCATCAACATAAGATGGTAATGAAGCAGTAGGGACAGTACCGCTTAATTTTGTTGCATCAAGCGTGGATGCTGCTGTTAATGGAGTCACCGCAGTCCCATATCCACTAATATGACCTTGAGCATCTATTTTTATTGGATAAATTGCTTGTGTATTTTGTGCAGTAACAGAGTTTGTATGATTAATAGTCCCAGAAGTTGTAAAATTACCACCAGCGGTGCTTCCCACTGATAGTCCAGTCCCCGCAGTAACTTTAGTCACAGTCCCTGTAGTGGTACTATAACCCGCAGCATTAATTTTACCTTGAATATAAGCCCATAAAGCAGACATTGGTCGTCTATGATAAGTTTTTGTGGAATTACCACCACTAACAAATTGAGAAATATAATAATCTGCATCAACTGGAGTAGACGATCCAGTATCTAATGCATTAATTAAAGTATTCGCGGCATCTTTTCCATTTGTTTGGCCAGTCCCGCCATGACCCAACCCTAAAGTGCCAGTCATAGCAGTTAAATCAGTTGTATCTGTAAATTTAGGATTATCAGTCACCGCAACATCATTTATAGTAGTAATATGAGAATCATTTATATAAACTTTACCAATAAAACGACTTACCCCATTAACAATCAAATCTTTTAATTGTGCCATTTTCTCCTTTTCCTCCTTTTATATCTCATAAAAATTATTGCCATTTAAATCAAAAGATCTACTAATACTAACTCCAATATCTTTTTCCAAAATAGAAGTTGTATTAACAATCCCTTGTTGAGAAATATCTAAAGGAGTTATTTCTTTTCCGTTTTCAAACTATTTTAAACTTAAAGAATGAATAATCGCAGTTCCATTAGTATCTGATGTAGATCCTGACCACTTATTTAAAACTCTTAATCTAATAAAAGCACAAGGATTAGTGCCATCAGTAGATAAATTAACTATACCAGATACTCTTTGATAATCTGCCGCAGCTTTAGTTGATATTACGTAAATGGTTGCATTATTTGTACGACTTGTTTTATTAATATCATATCTTTCCCATCCAATATAAAACATATTCCCAGCATCATTAGAATAAATTATATCATATTTATAAATTTTATTAATAGGATTAATAGAGATATAATCATGATTAACCCATATCTTTTGATTTAAATGTAATCCATTCTAATCTTGGAAAAAATCACCACTATAATTATTATCTTTTAAATTATATAAATACTATAATTCATTATTAATAATATTTTCATTATAAGATCTTGAATAAAAATTATTATTCCTATCTATTAAAACAGAAGTTTGATATAATTCTTTTATATCATCTTCTGATAATGCGGTTGTATAAATTCTTAAATCTGACATATAAGCTTCTTTACTATAATAAGAAAAATTAGTCCCATAATGTCCTATCACAAAATTTGTTAAAGTAACTAAACTTCCTGCAATAGAGTCCTGTCTTTGTAAAATACTATCAAAATATACTTTCTTTTTATCTCCATCATACGTCATTGTACACATATGCCATTGACCATCTAAAATATTTAAAACAGATGTATTATGTACTTGACGAGTTCCATTTATAACTAATCCACATCTCAATAAACCATTTTTATAAATCGAAAATTCATAAGATTGGTTATTATTTGCTACTCCATCTATTGGTATATGATATGTATTTCCGGGTTCTAAATTTAATGATTTAAACCAAAAACTAATAGTTATTTGATCTCCCGGTAAATTCAAAGTTGGTGTAGTAATATAATCAACATTTCCTGAATTTATATATATAGAATTATTATATTTAGGAGAATCACTTACACTCTATATATTGCCAGTAATAACTCCATTATTCTAATATCCAGAAGAATCATAAATCTAAGTATTCGCTCCCAATTCCCCTTTTGCAACGCTATATGGGGTAGCTACCGATCCTAATTCCATTTTCATACCGCAAATAGAAATATTTGCATTACCAGTCACCCCTAAATGAAAAGTACAATTATCAGTCTACATTTCTTCAGAAGCTGTAAAAGTATGAGTATAATATTTCCAATCATTTGTTAAAGTCCAAGTTTTTTGAAACATTTGTTTATTATCTGTCAGATTCCAAGATCTATATAAACAAATCCCATTACCTTTTGCCCAAAAAGAAGTTGTATATTTTTGCCCATTTATAAAAGGTTGTTGTTCTTGTTGAAAATCTCTATTACCAGAAGTATTATTATTTACATTCCAAGAGTATTCTCCAATAGGACAAGTTTCATCTTTTTCAACAGAAAAAGTTCCATTTCCACCACTACTTCCTTTCCATATACCAGCTGAATTAGTAGCAACCCCATGTATACTTGCTAAACTTGGATCATAACTATTATAATAAGTTCCTGTTAATATATTTGGACATCCCATTCCATTATTATCAAATTTATAATGTAAAATTAACCCTTTAGAAAGCTATTTAATCTATTTAACTGATAAGGCATGATCGTAAATGCGTACATCATTCATATATCCATAAAAAGGAAAAATTGAAGTATAAGTCCCATTTCCAATACATATCCAACTTTGCTCTAAAGTGCTTGGCATAAATTCATCATATGAATCTCCAATAAGCTATCCATTAACATAAGCTCTTACAGCTCCATTCCCACTTGTTAATGCTACATGATACCATTGATTTAAATAAAAATTATAAGGATAACCACGTGACCAATACCCAGCTCCACTAATTAGCAATTTTGTATAATGATCTGAATCAAAATCTACCAAACCTAAATTCAATAAATTACTTGCGGCGTTCCAATTTCCACCAGAAATTAAAGCCGTTCCGCTATGAGCAGTATTTCTTGCAGTGCACTTAAACCACACACTTAAACTGAAATCTTCATAAGTTAAAAATATGCTTGCATAATCTACTAATTTAATATTTTTTTTATTTCCAAACTAATAACATTTTCCAATTTTTCCACTATCACTAACAGTTGCACCATTGTTAACTATATTTACATTATCTAACCCTTTATTCTATAAATCCCCATTAAGGGGCAACCAAACTCGTAAACTCATTTAGTCACCTCCTTAATTTGGGAAAATCAATTCAATACAATCATTTGCACTATTGTATTGCCAGTATTTATCATCATTATCAGTATATGTTTGTATTCTTCCATTTTTATAATAATAAATAGGATGTGTTGGATGTAAAGTACATTGATATGTAGAATAAAATTGACCAATATAAATATAATAATAACCATCCTAAGTAGAAGGAAGTTCTTTAGCCCACCAAGTTGTATCTTTTAAATAAAATTTATTATTAGAAATTGCCCCAACTAAATAAAAAGGGTCACCGGTAATTCCCCATTGACCACCATTAGTTGAATACCTTGTATCAAAAGATATTGTTGACCAACAACCGCTTTGACTTGCTGCGCTTTCTGATGCATAGGTTCCACCAGATTGATATAAAATAGGTGAGCTTAAAAGAAAACCACTACTATTTTTAGTTTTTGAAGTTCCCGTTGAACTTGTCAAAACTAAACTCTACCATTTGTCTTCAGAAACTTGCATTATTAAACTATATCTAGCCATTCCATTTGGACCAGCAACACAAGATCCTGCATACTCACCAATAGTATTACTATCTGACGTAAAAGCGCCTTGAATTTTTATCCACCTATCATTAGCTACATCAAACATAAAAAGATGTTCCGCGTTTTTTTGAAGACTGGTATCTACAAAGCTATAACTCTGTGAATTCCAAATCCTTTTTGCTCCTAATCCGTTAAGATTAATTGTACAACCCGCCGCAGAAGTTATTACTGGATTAAATAAAGAAATAAGTAATCCATCATATAGCTATGTGATTCCATCAATAGTGGCGGTAAAAGCAGTTGCGGTAGATGTGTTATCCATCTACCCGCGATAAATACCTCTAGTTTTTTTACTTACTAAATCATAAGGAGAGCCATTTGGCAAAACTATTTTTGAAATATCTGCCATTATAATACCCCCTTATAATTAACTAACAGTAACAGTCTTTGATGTTCCAGTGAATGTAGGTTGTGAAACCTCTCCAGTTGCAGTTGTTGTACCAGAAATTTGAGCTTTTGTTCCAGTAAAAGTAGGCTGAGAAACAGAACCATTTGGTGTTCCAGAAGCTGAAACATCACCTTCTGTCCCAGTAAACGTTGCAGTATAAGAACTTGGAACTGGGATATTACCAGTAACTAATCTAACTCCAGTACCCGTAAAACTTGGTTGAGACACAGATCCTGTTGCAGTCCCACTTACAGATACATCATCTTCAGTACCAGTAAAAGCAGCACTACTAGGAACCGAAATATTTCCAGTCACTAATCTCGCGCCTGTTCCTGTAAAACTTGGTTGAGTAGCTTCATATGCCGCATCTCCATTTTTTACAGTAACATTACTTGTTGTAATTGACGCTCCAGTAGTATACCCTAATTGATATAAACTTAATGTCTAATCAGATACCGCATAATAAGTTAAAGCATTACTTGGAGCGGTTGCTCCAGGAGCTGCAGCAACAACAGTCTTTGCAACCGTTACACTAGTAGGATTTTTTATTGTAGTTGTACTCCCCGCGGTTTTCACAGAAATAGTTGGAGTGCTCACGCTTCCTTCTGGCGTATAAGTTGCAGTTCCAGAACTTGCTTTAGAAACCGTAGCGGTTTGATTTGCGTTAGTAAATGCTATCGTTCCTGCTGGAGTAAATTTACCAGTAGAATTAAAAGCAGTTCCAGTAAAAGTTGGTTGAGAGACTGTCCCACCAGGAGTATAAGTAGCTGTTCCTGACGAAACAGCCGACACAGTTGTAGTTTTATTAGAAGTTGCATTAGTAGATACCGTAACTCCGCCTTCAGGTGTGAATTTACCTGTAAAAGTGGAGCTAGAACCAGTGAAAGTCGGTTTACTAACAGTACCCTTTGGTTGATAATTGCCGTTTGTGTTATCTGCGGTAGTGATTGTGACAGTTGCGCTTGTTCCAGTAAAAGTAGGCTTAGAAACTGTACCTTCTGGCTTGTAGCTTCCGCTCGCACTGTCTTTATATGCAAGATCGCCCAATCCGCTTAAATCACCGAATTCTTGCCATGCAGTACCATTAAAAATAAATTCTTTTGCATTATAATTAACAATATTACCTTTTTTTGCGGTAACATTTTCATTTCCAATTTGAACTGGGTTAGTGGTTGCGCCATCTGTAATTGCGGTAGTTGTAACCCCTAAATAATCAGTATAACTTTGTAATTCTTCTATTAAAGACCTTGCAGTAGCATCTTTTAAATCATACGTAGTTCCACTGGGTAAGGTTATTTTTGAAATCTATGCCATATAATTCCCTCCCTTAATTTCTATTTAAAACAAGAATCTATGATTGCTATTGTAAGTCAAAATTTAACTTATTATCCCAAAAATTTCTATCTTCCATAGAAACATGAATAATATTATTATTAATATGATCCATTAAAAGATCCTAAAATCCAGATGTATCATTTAAAATAGGTAAATCTATTAAATAAGTTTTTCCATCTCCGATCTTTATCCCTGGAATAATAATCTATTCCTAATTATCTTTCTGAATTGCTTTATAATCACTATATATATAGATAACATTTGGTTCAGAAATATAGTCTCTGTCAGCGTCCCACTATTCTTTTGTTTTTGATTGATATATTAAACTATTTTTTTGTAAATTTTTTATTTTACTCCATAAAAGAGCAACGCCCTATTTATCTAAATATTGTAATTTTAGCATATCTTAGCCTCCTTTTATGAAGAAAATATACTTTCTAATTCATCAAAATCAATTCTAGATAATCCCAAATCATCAAAGGTTTTATCACCTATTAATACATGTGATTCAATTTGAGGTTTATTGATTAAATCTTCATAATTAATAACATTTCTATTTTTATCATTATTTTGCATAGCATTTTCAAGTGAAAAATCGTCAATAGGTTGTACAATTACACCTAAAGTAGACCGCATAACGCCTTTTCTATCTGGGATTCTTCTTTTATATAAACGTTGAAGATGAAATCCTTCTCGTTCATAATCTTTTTTTTGCTGAAGCAATTTTTGCATATGATTAGCTTGAGAGGTAAATTTAAAATCAGATCCACCATATTTCATCCGAGTGTTTTCAACACTAGCTAACTGTTGGCTTAACCACTCTACAATCATATAGACCGCTAAAATATTTATTTCTTCATGCGTTAATTGACTATTAAAATAACCCCCGCCATAAATAATTGCAACAACATCCTGATGATTACTTTCTACACCATTATAAATACTTTGGTCTTCAATCTAAAATAATTCATAATCCCATAAATTTACTCTTGGAAACTCGAATTTTTCAATGGCGGAAAGTAATAATTCTTCTAACATTCTAAATGTATCTAATTCTGTTAACTCTAAATACATATCATCTGTTATTTTTGAAAGAAAGGAATCGTACACAAGAGAAAAAGATGTTGTACTCATTCTATCCCCTCCTTTTATAAATTATTCGTTTTTAGGCTCTGGCCTATATCTTCTTCCAGTTGGAACCGCTTCATTTTTAATTGGAGTCGTTCTTCTAGTTATCTTTTCTTGATTCTCTTCAATCTAAGAATCTTCCCCATCATATTTAGTATTCCTCACTTCAATAGCTTTTGTTACATCAAAATTTACTTTTTCTTGAATAGCCTGTCTTTTGTTCATATCATTTAAAGGTAGCTCCACCGCCATTGTTTTAATCATATCTATAATTACTTCTGGAGCAAAATCTAAACAATCTAAAAACTGATCTAAAGTCCCATTTATTAATAAATTTTTAACATCTTCTTCAGTATAATAATATTCTGGCTCCATTTCTTCATTAAATAAAGCTAAAATTACATCTTTATCAGTAATTTCAAGTCTTTCCTTTAAAATTACATCCCCACCTGGCATAAAAGACAATTTTTCTAATTCATCAAAAATTATTTTTTTATGTTCTTTTGGGTAGAAGGTTCTATGAACACTTAATTCTGGAATAGTATAACTAACTGTTCCATTGTATTTATTAATAACTTCTACTTTTGTATCTTTATCTATCATATAAAAAACTCCTTTTATCTCCACATTTTACAAAAATAAGGGGAGAAAAAAATTCTCCCCTATTATGTTTTTATTATACACCGAAATAATTCTTCAAACTTGTATTTTCATAAATACAAATACCAGGGTTTACCATATAAGTAGCAACACCAAGTTTTTGATAAGTTTGAATTTCAGTTGACCAATCTCTATTATCAAAAGATTTTACCTGTGCAGTTCCTTCAAAAGCAACCTTAACTGGTTTTTCTGACCCAGTTGGAATAATATAAGCAAGAGCAGGATTAATTACTTTATAAGCACGAGTTGCAGTTTTAGGAATATTATCTTCTAATGACTGAGGAAGAATAATTACTCTATGATTTTTATAAGTTGTAAAATAACCATTATTCCAAATTTCTTCCTTCATTGCATCAGACCATGTCGAAGCGTTCGCAGGGATCATTGTTGCAGCAAATTCAAAAGTACAATAAATCGTACTCTTCCCGCCATAGCTATCTGCAATCTGAATTAATTTATCCATTTCATCTTCATCAAAAGAATTTGTAGAATGTTTTTGAAGATTAGGAACATTATTAATTAATGCCTCAAGAGCCTTTGCAATTTCCTTATAAACAGCTTCATCCATTCCTTCAAGAACTAAACTATAATAGTCATTCATTGTCATACGACCATCAAGTAACTCTTCCCATTCAATTCTTGCAGCTCCGCCATAAGCAGCTGTTGGAACTTCTAACGAATATCCATCAAGCTTAAATACTTCATATCTGCCCGCTAAACCAACTCTAGTAACAAATTGTTTAGCTCTTTTCTTAGAAGCTTCACTAATTCTTACTTTATAAATAGGTTTAGTGCCTTGAGCAAATGTTCTTACATCCGCAAACTGGCCGTAAGATTGAAGAACCTTTTGCGGCAATACCTCAGTAAGCCCTACTTCCATAAGTGTATAAATTAAATTCTTATTTTCTCTAAAATCTTGTGGAGTAGAACCAAGTTCATTTAATTGTTTAATAAAAGTTTTATTTAAAGCTTCTGCAGAAAGCTTCTCTCCATCAAAAGAATAAGCGACAGAAGGATTTAATGAAGCTCTAGCATTAGCCCTTGCTAATTCAATAAGTTGATCTCTATTTAATGCCATTATTCTTTCCTCCTATCCTTACTGTACTCTTTGAATCTTTACACCAGGTTGGCCATCTGGCATAGTATATTCTTTAACGACTTTCCAACAAATACCAGTTTCAGGTTTACTATTTGCCTTAGTTAAAAAGCCAGTTGCACTAATTGTTAAATAATTATTTACCGCTAAAGAAGCGCTTGTAGTAGGTGTAACTTCCGCAGTGTTAGAAGTATTTGCAACTTCAATAGTATTTGTCGTCATGACATCACCGACATAAGTTCTAATTAATCTAGGATAAATCTTACCGTCTGTAAAATCTGCGGTTTTATACACAAAATCCTTATGACTTTGATACCTTTCATCATAATTCTTTTCTTCATTATAAACTAACATATATTCGCCATCTGTTGCCGCAGCTGTATCAACTTGTCCAGCCGCATAATTATATTTTGCAAATTGACCGTTTTCAAATTGAGTGATAGCTGTCGCCGCAGGTAATTGAGCATAAATTTGACCGGTTACAATACCAGAAAGATGATTAGGCTCAACTTGACCATAGCCAATTCTTTTCATTGTAATTGCCATTTTCTTAGCATCCTCCTATAATTAAATTAATCAAGTTTTTCTTGTTCTTTAACAGCCCTTACCCACTCCGGCAGACCGTTATCTTCATTATTATTAATCGAATAAGTTATAATTTCTTCTTCTTTATTGTTTTCATTTAAAGAAAAGTTAATTTTTTTATCAAAACAAATCACAGAAAGTTTTGCTTTAATTTCATCCAATGTATATTTCTCTTTATTGCTAATAACATCCGCTTTATCTTCATCAGAAAGCATATAAAATTCTGCAATAAGAGCGTCCTTCTTCTGATTATCAATATCATTTTTAAATTTTACAAGTTCTTGATATTGAGTTTTAAGAGTGCTATAAGATTCTTTTAAATCATTAAGTTCTTCTTCAAGTAATTCATACTTTTTAGCACCATTCTTCTCTTTATCATCTTCATTTTCTTCTTTATCTTCTTTTGAAGTATCTTCAGAATCCTTTTCTTTTTCTTCAGATTCCTCTTTATCTTCATCTTCATCTTCTTTTTTTACATAATCAGAAGGGGCAGAAACATCTTCTATATTATTTTCATCTGTAACCACTTCTTCATTTTGAGTAAATTCAGTTTCAGGCTGAACAACTTCTTCTTCAGCAGTTACAGTGTTTTCAATATTGTCCATCTGTTGTTGTCCTCCTCCGTCTAAGGCACTCCTTAAATCTTGCATCATACTATAAAGTGTGTGCCTAAAATTATCGTCTAATGTAAATTTTGTACTTACATCTGGAGCCGTTACAGAAGCGCCTTCGAAGCAAGGCTCAACATCGTCTCCTAATATGCAAATTTTTTGAATAATTGCATCATTTATAATAAAGAAATCCATTCCAGTATCATAATTAGTTTGCCACTAACCCTTTACAGATTCCTTTTGAAGTTCCATAGATTGCGGACGACCCTATTCCACAGGTAAGCTGGATTCTGGGAATTGATCTGTCCAAAGATAACCAGTTGTCATTAAATATTTATGAATAACTGAATTACCCATACCATCATGATCTTCAAAATTTTGAAACCAGACTTTTGCATCTGGTGAAACAAAACCGTAAGGAATTGTTTGACACTAAAATTTTATTCCTTCATCATCAATAATAATTTTTTCTCCATGATCTGTAAAATCTTCTTTAGAGTCTCTAAAATATCCTACAATAGGAGCGCCCCTAAGTGTTTTTCCTATTTCTTTAGCAACATCTTCGGTAATAAAAGTTTGATTTCTATTAGCTCCTATATAAAAAACTTTAATATCACATTTTGACATTAAAGGATTAATATCAAGAGGCTGAAGATTTAAAAATTCTGGAGAATCAATTGTAGCAACTGATTGGTGCATTATTTTTCTCCTTTCAGTCTCACATTCTTTATAAAAATTATGGTTTTTTATTTAATAAACTTTGTCCAAAATTTTTTTTAATTCATACTTTCACGATTTTGAATAGTTTTTGTTGATTTTTCATCATCCTATTTCTACGGTCTCCCCGCTCCTTCAGATGATCCTTTGTTTTTATTTCTATTTAATACCTCTGCATTCATTGTGCTAGACATTAAAGGTGGAATAAATACATTCACCAAATCAAGAATATCATTTTCAAAATATGCTGTTGCCAAAATCGCACTTTGAGATTGACCAAGAGCAACTTGAGGTAACATCTTTGAATATCCTAATTGAGTCTGTTCTTTATATAATTTTGCTAATTCTTTATAATTATAAATTGTCGTAGGAAGAATTTGCGCTCTATAATTTACTTTTTTAGAGTTTTTGTTATAAGGTGTTAATAAAATATTTAAAAATGTTTCAAACTGTTGAATCAAATTCCACATTGAAGCTTCATCATTTAAAATAGACTTTTCAAGAGCTATATTTCCATCTGTATTAAATTGCATTTGCGAAACTCCAGCTTGGTTAAAAACGCCACGCTCAACTTTTTCTAAGTCGTCTTTTGTAGTTGAAGTTCTATTATCTGCCATATCTGCCACATCAACATCGGCAAAAGTTGTTAAAACATCTATTCCAATAGCCCTAGATAGCATTTGAACCGCATTATTATGAAGTTGTTGCGCTTCATCTACGTCAAATACCAAATCACCATTTTTATCAATAGGCATTTTCTGAATAAGAATTTTTAATAATTGCTGTTGCATTTTTCTACGATCTAAATCTTGTGCGGCGTCTAAATCAATAATTGCGGGAATAACTGAAATAAAAGGAGGAAAATCTTCTCCATTTAAATTAAATTTAATTACAGATCCTACATTTAATAAATACCAACCAGACTCATCTCCTGGAAATTCTGGTTTTAATTTTCCACTCATATAAAGCTTATACCCTTTTTCAAATTCAGAAGGAAAAATTTTTATCATTTTTGCTCTTTGTTCTGCATCTGTAAACATATCTTTAAAATATGCCATATTAAATTCAACCACAGGTTCACCGCTTGATGTTATAAATCTTGATCTACAATATTTTTGAGGCAACTATTGAACAACTACAGTCCCGTTTTTTGCAATGAGATATCCATAATAACATCCATGTCTAATTACTTTTAAAGCTACTTCACCAAAAAATTTTTTAGCTTCAAATTTATCTAAATAAAGTAGAACCTTATTAAATCCATCTAATATTTTATCTGGTTTTACATTAGAATAATAAGGCGTAACAAGCCAATCGTATCTATACATATATGCCATATATCTACATAATCTTTGATAAATACCACTAATTTTATAAAAATAATTTGAAATATCTCTCATTTTTTCAAGATCGCCATAATGTATAGCACGTAAAACCGCTTCTTTATCCCCAAGCGCAGGATTTATTTTTTTATAATCGCCAAGCTTAAGAATCGTATCAGAAACAGATTTCACACCTATTCTAATTTTCGCAAAATCAACAGGCACATAGCTGTTCATCTATTCTGGAATTTGGTAATCTTCAGTTCCAACCATATTAAAACCTTTTTTCTTTATCTAATTCATACGATTAATCAACTTTAGATACCTCTCCTTCTTTAATACCCAGCCGCATTTAAAATATAATCGTAATTGATTTGACCCTAATCCCAATAGGGAATGATAACTAAATTTAAATCATTTTTTTGACAGTATTCTCTTTTTTTCATATCATTATATTGTTGCTTTCTTAAACCACTATATCCTCCAAAAACGCTTTTTGGCTTATAATGTTGAATACCTTGATACTAGATAAGAAAATCAATATTATGCTAATCATCAAATACCGCAAAATCAAATCTTAGCGGCCGACCCGAACTGCTAACTAAATCAGGAAAAGAATATTCTTCTACAAACTCTAGCCCAGATTTTTGCAAAATTTCAAATATTTTTATTTCTCCTCTAGAAGCTTTCATATATTCTTTTCTCCTTTTTCTCTCTTTATAAAAAAATAAAAAATAATTTTATCAAAATTTGTCCAAAAAAAATTATCCTTGAGTAAAAAATAAAAAATCAGAGATATTTCTTTTTTTCCTTTTTTTACTTAATTCTTCTTCATATCTAATATAATATAAACCATATATAAAAGCGGAGAATTTATCTTTTTTAATTCCTCTATTACTTTGTTTTAAAATAATATTAATACCCTGATTCTACTAAACTAAATTTCATTTATATTAATATAAAGCCACGATTACTTTATATCATAAGATTTTTCTTATGCTTTAACTTACGTCAAAGATTAGACTATGTTTCCACCCTAATAGAAAAGGTTATTAGGGGCGCTCCTTTTCGATTTAAGGGATTTTCACCCACCTCATTTTTCGTTTAGGCCCTACTCCTATTGAACTGTCTCAAGTTCCATTCAGGGATAGTCGTTGAACATTTTATTTATACATCCAATAATCATCTAAGTATTTATTACCCTTTTTAATAATATAATGTAATCCACTTGGAGATAACCCCGCAGCAATTGCTGCTTTAGTTAAACTGGGATACTCTTTTTTAAAAAGTTTTTTATTATCATATCTTATTACAGGTTTTACATTTTTATTTAAAACATAAAAAGAATGTAAAGCATTATCTTTTTTGTTAGAAATTTCTAAATTCTATAAAGAATTATTAGTTTTATTTCCATCAATATGATTAACAATATCTGAAGATGTTAAAGTAATATTTAACCAACTTTCAATAACTAAAGAATGGGCTAATTTTGAACAATTTTTATTATTAATTCTAAGCGTGTATCTAATATATCCTGCTTGATTTGGAGTCTCTTTTAATAAAATTTCTGTTTTTTCATTATAAACTTTTCCTTTTTTTGATACCAAATAATTAGAATCTTTATATCTTCTCCATTCAGATAGGTCTAAAATATCTTTTT